ATTGAGTATCAACTACTTTACTAAAAGCGTCTTTACTAAATACAGTTTTTTGTACTGGTATTTGATACATTATCTTACAACTTTAAAAATATAATTGTTATCAAACACTACTGTTTCACCATCAGCCATTACTGATTTTAAAAGTATTTTATAGTAACGTTCTGGTTCCAGTCCATTCATATAAACATCAAAGTAGTTGCTTGAAGAATCACAACTAATTTTAGTATATGAGGTATCATAATCTACGATAATTTCTTCAGTATCCAAATCTTTTATTGACCAATATGAAGAAGAAGGTAATGCTTTTTGATTTGCAAAACTTAACGTAGTTCTAAATGTTACAGGAGGATAAATATCTCTTACAGCAACCCTAAAACGTTGAACTGAATCTTGTTGATATTCACCTTTATTATTATTTAATGTAGGTACACAATAACTAGAGGTAACTACAGTTAATGAACCAGTAGAATAAGATGAATCATTCCATCTAAATTCTAATGCTGGTGGGTAAATAGTATGAGTAGTACCTGAAAAATATTTTAGTTCAAATTTAGAAGCTGTTGTAAACTCTAAAGATGAAGAATGTTTTAAAATAAATCCATAATTAGGAATAACACCAGTGTAACTAGCACTTACAGTATTAGTTACTTTTAATTCAATATCTTTTTCACTATTAAAAGCAAAAGATTGAGTTGATTGATAAGCAGAAGCAGTATACCAAGTACCACCACCAAAATCACTTCCTGAATATGAACCTGTAATGCCAGGTAAAAATGTACCTGTAGTCCATTTTGTGCTTCCTGATTGGTTTGTAAATTCCCAGCTTACGCCATTTGTAGTTTGGGGAAAATTACCTAAACGTCCTGTACCTTGATTCCAATCGGCCGCTATTGGATGACAAAATATAGTATAATTTAGAGGAATTGCAGAGGCATCTGCTAAATACGCTTTTAAATAAACATCAAAGCTAGATGTTTTAATTAAATTATTAAATACATCATTTATTTCGCTTGTTGAAAATTTAATTACAGGGCGAGATACTTCATCAGTACTTTCAATAGACTCAAACGTACTGAGTTCTAATATTTCGTCTAATCCTGTATTTAAGGCAGGATAAAATGAGTAAAGAGTCGCGCTCTTTTCTGGGAATATTTTATAAACGGCCATAGTTAGTAATTACTACGTATAAATATAGTAGCTACTAAACTGTTTTACGCCAATAAGTGGTAATATTCTTTGAAATGTTTTTGACGATCGGCTAAACCAATTGTACCACCGTTAACACATTTAGTCACGGCTAATACAGATGCATCAGAAGCATCTTTACATTTTGCTAAACAATTCTTAGAGAAAAACCAAGCAGCGGATAATAACGGATATTTAGTAGCAACTAAATCAGGGTTAGCAGCAATATCAACACCAATTGCTTTACCAAATGCTGTATAATTATTTTTACCTGTTAGTTGGATATAACCACGTCCACGAAATTTAAAACCCTCACCTGAGGCTTCATCACCATTACCCATACGAGATGCATAAACACGATTAGCAATTTTTTCAGGTTTGCGTTGATATGCCTCAGCTAATTGTTGAGTTGGAAAATATTTTTTGAAAATACCTAATAAACCTTTAGCAGAATAATTAAGATTTTCATTTACAACGCGAAATCCACCTGATTCATGACCACATTGAGCTAAAAAATGTGCTACTTCTACTGGTGTATCAATACCAAATTTAGTCATTACATCTGGAATCTGTGTAATTACATTATCTGGGATGTGTCCTTTTAATTTATTTAAATCCATACTTTATAATTTTCAATAAATATTATTGAGTAACTACCCTACCTTGAATATCAGTATTAGGGTATCTAACTTCAAATATTGCTGGATCTAAAGATGGATAAATATTTCCATTTCTAGTAGCTCCTGCTATATCATATCCATAAGGTGAATATGTGTTTCCTGTAGGATCTTGTTTATTTATAATTTCAAGTTTAACTACAGATTGAACACCTCTAACTTGTAAAAGTTTAGATGTTATATCTGATAGAATAATTGGTTGGTTAATTTGCCAATTATCTATGTTAAAATGGTTCTGTAAAACAGTAACACAATTAGTTAATATTTCTTTATTTGAATAACCACTTAATATTGTAATATCAAAATTAACACCAATATTAATATAATAAGCATCTTTAATATTAATAGCATCAGTAACCATTCTATATTGATTGATGTAGGTTACTAAATTATTTTTTAATGTTAAAGATCCTGTAATTATTTGTTTATTACTATTATAAGATAAAATGAATAAATCAAGAGCAAGTGGATTATTCTGAGGGATAGTAGCTACAGTTTGTTGTGGGTTTCTATCAATGTCTTGAGAAATATAAGCCTTAGCTACAGTACCATAATCAGCAGGCATTGACATTGCTCTTACAATGTAATCGTCTTTAGTTACAGCTCTTAATTGAGTTGAATAAGCATAAAGTGCATTTTGACGAATTTCATCTACAGTATCACCATTCCTACCACCTGATGAAGGAATAGGATTACTTACAGCTACACTAGTTAAAACAGAAGCTGATAAAGGACCTGGGGTGTTTTTAAAATAAACTCCTGTAGAATCTATAGTTGTAATATCATTAGCAGGTACATTTGAAGTGATACCACCACCAACAAGATATTTTACAGTTAAAGATCCTGAAGGGATCAATCCATATTCTTGGGTAAAGAATACAGATGCTTCATTATAATTACTTGTTAAGTCTGAAATACCAGGTACAACACCTGCTTGTATATTTGATGGTGTTGGAATGATTTGACTATCTGTTTTAGCATTAGTTAAACCAGCTCCAAATTCAAGTTGTAAAGTATTATCAGAAATAATTCTAGAAACATAGCGTCTAGGAACTCTTTGAAGTTGTAATAAGTAAGGAACCTGATCAGTAGAGTAATTAGGATTAGCTACTTGTTGAAATATAGATTGTTGAGCTAAATAAGGTACTTCATACCAAAAGTTTCCATCACTAGAAGTAACATTTAATACTTGTAAAATATTAGTATCTGTAATATTAGCATTAGCAAACTTTTGATTCGGAGTAACAGAGATAACTGTTTCTTTTATTTCAGCTGATATTGCTGGGGTTTGTTTTTTAAACAGATAATAATTAGAGTTTACAAATGTAATTTCAGTACTTCCTGTATCTGTAAAATCAATTGTTTGAGTAGTTAAAAACTTAGTACCTGTTGTAGCTGATGTTAATGTTGTGTTAGAAGGAATAATTAATCCATAGGTATTAAAATCAGGAGTTGTAATTCCACCATTAGTTATAGATGGTACTAATTGATATACATCCATTATAACATTTGAAGCATATGTTGCTTTAGGTCTATAACCCATAACATATGCCATAGCATATAAATTTTCTTTTTCCTTAGCGTATAATAAAAAGTTTTCCTGTACCTGCGTATCAAGATAAAAAGACATTACATCACCAACGTAAGATGCCATTTCAATAAACATATTACCTGGTGTTGCTTCAGAAAAGTCATTGTACGTTGTTGGAAAATAAGTCTTAGCATACTGTTGTAATGTAGACTTAAAATCGGGAAACGTTTTATTTAAATACGATATGTTTATATCTTCACTATTAGCCATTATTAATTAAATTGTACTGTTACTTGATCAGGTGCATTTGATATATTTAAAATATAATCAACGTATAAAGCTATTGTATTATAATCAGTGTTAGGAACTACTTGAATGTTTGTTACTGTAATTTCAGGTATAAACAAATATATACTTTCTAATAAATTATTAGTTAAAAGTTCTATATTATCTTCTGTAATTCCTTCAAATAAAAATCTTTTTAAATTACACCCAAAAGTAGGATTCATTACTCTTTCACCAACATCTGTTAATAGTAGATTAAGTAAGTTGGATTTAACCTGGTCTTTAGTAGTATAAGTACTATTAAATACACCAGGGCCATTAAAAGGTAGTGATACCCCAATAGCAATATTTTTTTACAAATCTAACGGATTTACACGTATTGTTTGAGGTATTGGCATGTTATCCTAAGTTTC